CGGCCGCGTACAGTTATTGTCAGAGCTCCAAGGTGCCGGGCTGTCGCCCGTCTTAACCCCAACCCCCCAAGCCGAGCCCCCGGCGGCCTTGGTGGCCTCGAAGGTACCGGCAGGCACCACTTCCCACCCGGTCAAACGGGTGCGTACACCCAGGCAGGCGGTGTGCAGGCCCATCAGGCGCTTGATGTCTTCGCCGTAAGCGTTGGCCTGCTCCTCGATGAGGTGGGCCAACTTGATGGGGTGTTCGGCCCGGGTCGCCAGGGCGCCGCCCATAGCCTGCAGATAGCAGCGGAAAATGCCGTTATCCGCGGCAAAGCGGGCGGCCTCAAAGCGAGGGTCTTGCAACACCGGTTTGGGTGGCCCCACCAGATCGCCGTGCTTCTTGGCGTTGCTGATGCGGCGCAGTTCGCGCCAGACCCCGACAGGGGCGCCGCCGATCTGCTGAAAGGTGCGGATCCCCCACCAACTAGCCCAGGCGCATGCATGCTGGGCGCCTTGATCAGCCGGGGTGTCAGACTCCTGATCACCATCCACATGCTCACCGTCGATGTTCTTGGCGATATAGGCGGCGATGTAGCCGGTGGCGTCACCCTTGGCCGGGTCTATCTCTTTCCAGTCAAAGCGGGGAGTGATGTCGGTGAAGGGCGGGCGCCCCTGGATATCGCGCACCAGCTCCTGATGATCATCGGTGAGGGCATAGCGTTGCAGGGTGCTGATCACCCGCCATTTGTTGGTAGGGCGCATAAAGAGCAGCATGTGCCAGTGCGGGGTGCCATCGTGATGTGGTTCGCACACCCGAAAGCCGTAGACTGGTAAATCATTGCGCTTGAGCGCGGCCCGGGTCAGGCTCCATAGCTTGGCCAGATAAGCGCAGGTTTCCCGCGGCGTTGCCCCTTCATAGCGTTTGTTCTCTACGGTCTTGCCGTCGTGCTTCTGTGTCCAGGCATGAAAGCGGGAAGGGGCCGTCCAGGTGAAGAAGACCCCCACATGCCCTTGCTCTTCGGCGTAATCCTCAAAGCCGCGCATCCGCACCATCATCTCGTTGCGGCGGTTGACCGGGTTGGCGTTGCTGGCCTCCCAGCAATCCTTCATCGAGACCACCAGGTCATGCTGGGTGTTCATCACCTCCGACTCGGCCAGCCAGCGCATCATGGCCCGCTTGCGTTCGCGCACCACCTTCATGGTGGCGTTCGACACATACGCCGACACCCCCTTGCGCACTTTGCCGAGCACGATGTTGATGTGCTCCTGTAGGCGATCCCAGGTGCGGTTGATCCGCTTCTCCCACCACTTGGCAGAGAGCAGGCGCACCATCACGCTCAGGATCCAGTTATCACGCACCTCCTCGGTTTTGAATTCGGGCAACTCCCCTATAAAGCCCCACTGGTCGGCAGGCTGGCGGATGGCTTCCCATGTCAGCAGCAGATCCGGCTCATCGCCGGCTTTGATGCCTTGCTCGATGTTGTGCCAGATGGCGGCCGTCTGGTTGGCGAACTGATGCGCCACCCGCTTGCGGCTATCTTCATCGCGCAGCGCCTGCGGGTCCACTGGCAGGGCCTGGATAAGGCCGCGCACCAGCTTCGTCCGCTCACGAAGCCAGATGTTGCCATTGCGAGCATGGCGGGTGCTGCCATCTTTGCGGCGTCGCACGTATTGCTTGAACAGGGTCAGGCTGAGCTGGGGGGAGAGGCCATCGAGCAGTTGCACGGCCCACGCAAGATCAGATTGACCGGGTACGCCAATGAAAGCGGCGTCAAGATTGACGCCGGGCAGAGCATTGGAAAGGGTATCGATGCGCTGCCGCAGTGTCCTTTTCGACAGCGGCAGCCGGGTGGTTGTTCGACTCATTGGATGGCGGTACCAGATAACAAGGTAATGCGGGATTGGCAGCCTTGGATGCGCTGCTGCGCATGGGCTTTCATGCGGCGGGCTGCCGCACACTGGCGTAGTAACAACGTGATACTGGCCCGAGGTCGGGCAGGCAGCCGGCGCGCATTGACCAGTTCCCGTTGATAAAGACGCAGCCTCGCTGCGTCTTCCCGATAGGTCTCTTGCCAGCGGTGCATCAGGTTGGCCAGTTCCTGCTGCAGATGATGGGTCACTGGATCACCTCACCTTGTCCGTGCAGCGGGGCGCACTCGCGCCACCACTCGCCAATCTCCCGGGCCAGGGCAGTTTCACCCTGACCCAGAGCCAGCCAATAGATGGATCGCACGGCCCCGAGTGCCAGCAGCTCCCGGGCGATGTCTCTATCCCCCCGGGCTTCACCACCGGCGGCGATAAACTCGGCGCGGGCTGCCAGCCAGTGAGTGACCAGCGGGCCATGAGTTGGGACCATGGCTGGCCCCTCTTCGTCATTGTCCTCACTGCTATCGTCATCCAGAAGGGCGGCCGGATTGCAGGTGGCGACCAGTTGGAGCTGGATGTATTGCTGGCCGGAATAAATCCCGCCCAGGGCGATGCGGTTATCTTCGGCGTTGGCTGCGAACATGTCGGCCAGCAGCCCCTCGACGAGCTTGGGGGCCTGACGAGCAATCTTGATTGCGTCGCTCATGGGCAGGTCCTCCGGTTCAAGGTTACAAAGAGCTGGTGCCAGCCTGGCTGGTTTTGCCCTGGGCACGGAGGTTGCGCCCTTCCGGTCCCCGCAAACGCACACGGGTTAATCTGGCGAGGTTAAGGGGCAGCTCTGCCGCCCGGGCCAGTGCCTCTTGCTCGGATACGTGATGAAAGATCCGGCTCATGCCAGCACCTCCGGCGTGGCGATGCCGGTCAGCAGCCAGTCGCAGTGATGTTTCAGCTCCGGGTGATTGGCGATCAGCAGGAACAGGCCGCCGCCGATCTCGCGGTATCCCAGCTCGTAGTTCTTGAGCGTGGTGGGCGGAATGCCGAGCTGATCAGCAAACTTGGGGCGGCTCAGCTTCAACTGTTCCCGCAACTGGCGCAGTCGCTTGGCTGCATGGTGATTGAGCAGATTGATCTGGGTTGGTTGTGTGTGCATGGTCAGGCTCCTTGTGAAAGAGTGCAGGGGGTGATGCGGCTGAACAGAGAAGCCCAAGCCAGTGCGGTGGTGCGCTCCATAAGCGCAATCCCGTCAGGGTGCTGACTAAGACGGGTGCCATAGCGGCCCGTCAGCTTGCGTTGCTGGATGCGAAGGTTGCGCAGGGCGCAGGGGATCGCTAAAGTTGCCATGTCGACTTCCTCATACGTTGTTGATAAAGGCCCGCTTGGAGTTGCCGCTCCGTTATGCGGGCTTTTTACTGCCCGATAGGGCGTGGGCCTTGCCCGGTCATCTGGCTTGCTGCCAGCACAGCGCGCTTCATGCGAAGCCTTGCCGCTCTCTCTTTCTTCTCCCTCTCGATATCCCCGATGGATCTGGTGTTCAGTGCCGGGTGCCAGACTTTGCTGTCACAGCCGCCGCGAAACTCCCCCTGATACTCCAGTGCTATAACCGCCAGCCTGATCGCCTCACGTTGTGCATGGGGCAGGGTTGACAGGGTGGCGGTCATCAGTTCGCCCCGCGACTGGCGGGCGATGGCACAGATGGCCGCTTTCTTGGCCTGGCCCAGTGCCAGCCAGTCGGTGTCCAGGCTGGAACGTGTCTTGCCGAACAGCTCGCGCAGCAGCAGGCAGCCGGCGGTGTTCATGGCGATCTGTTCGGTGGGCGTCAGGCCCGCCAGATTGCGTTGTTCGTGGTCAATGCGTTGCATGGTGGTTTCCCCTTCATATGGTCGCGGCCTGCATCAGGATGTCTGATGCGCAGGCCAGGGCGGGCACCGCCTGAAAGCGGGCCTCGATGTCGTGGATCAAGATGGCGAGCGATCCCATTGCCGAAGTGGCCACGCTCACCAGGGTGTTGCGCTCCGAACGGGTGATCCGACCGCGGTCAGTCAGCTCCAGAGCTCGCTGGCCAATGCTGGCGATCTTGGCGTTCAGATCGATGGCCTGATGAGGCAGGGAAGGGGCGCGTTCTGCCTGGGGGATGACAACGGCCGTCAAACCACAGCCAAACAGGGCGCCATCGAATAGGGTTTCATCGCCGTCACTCGCCTGGGTGATGGCAATCAGCTCGGCCACCGTCAGTTCATGGGGCTGATCGGGGTTCAACTTGTTGCGCAGGAGCTGCGAATTCATGCCAGCCCGCTGGGCGATCTCGGCCATGTTGTGACTGGCGGCAAAGCGTTGGCAGGCGCTGATCCAGTGCGGATGTTTGCTGGCGTATTCGGTAAACATGCGAGCGTCTCCTTGACCCGTTATGGTGTTGGCAGATTCACGCGAGCGTCATGGTGACGTAGCGCTCGGCCTGATAACGGGCCTGCAGGAACAGGGCGTAGAGGTTGACCTCGCGGGGAGCGCCCGGACCGTCTTGCAAAATGGGTAACTGGCCGCGGTCGGCGCGCTTTTTGATAGCCCCCAGGCTCATGCCCTGGCGCTTGGCGTACTCCTCCAGGCTTTCACTGACGCGATTGCCAAAGGGGTAATCGAGCGGCAACTGGCTCACATCACTGGGGATACGGATGGGTTTGATTCGAGTAACCATGGTGAATCCTTCTCAGGGGGTTCAAACACAAGGGGTGGATTGTTGCGGGGTGCTGCGCGCGCCGGCTTTCAATTTGCCACCGGTCAGAACCTCGATCTGGTAGGCACGGCCTTGGGGGATGGTTTCGCTCCACTTGCTGACAGCAACATGGGAAATACCAAGAGCTTTGGCAGTCGCTGTAACGGTGCCGAAGTGTTCAAGAACCGCACTTTTTTGCATTTTTAAATCCTCCATAACGTCACCTAAGTGTCGGTGATAGCTAAAGGTAACTTATGGGTCGAGAAGGGGTCAAGTGGTTTCGTAGCTTTAGTTACCTTGCTGGGTGGTAACTTAGGTTTATGGAAACTATCAATGACCGCATATCAGCGCGCAGACGTGCGCAGAAAATGAGCCAAGACGAGCTGGCTAAGCGAATCGGGATAACCCGGGTGTCGATTAGCAAGTGGGAGTCGGGACTTAACCAGCCAAAAGGCCGCTATCTCAATGATCTAGCGGCAGCGCTGGGGGTCACTGTTGACTGGCTTTTGACTGGAGACGGGGAGGCGAGGGCACAGCCTGCACCAGAAGTGATGCCTGGATATCACAACGTCGAACCGGCCGTGATCCCGCAAGGTACGCGCGTGCCTGTGTTGAGCTATGTTCAGGCCGGCCACTGGCACGAGATGTGTGAGCAGGCCACGGCCTTCGATGGCAATGTTGAGTATGTGACGGCGGGGGTGGATGTTGGCCCTTGTGGTTTCGGCCTCTGGTTGCGTGGCCAGTCGATGGAACCCTTCTTTAAGGAAGGCGACCTCATCATCGTTGACCCCGACGAAGCGCCTCAACCAGGGGATTTCGTCGTGGCCAAGAACGGCAGCGAAGAGGCCACCTTCAAGAAGTACCGGCCCCGCGGCATCGACGAGAGCGGGCAAGAGGTGTTTGAACTGGTCCCTCTTAATGACGATTACCCCACAATGCACTCCGACCGGCAGCACATCCAGATCATCGGCGTGATGGTAGAACACAGATCATATAGAAAAAGACAAACAGGGCGCTAAGAAGTGTTTTTATGGGATAACAAATGGAGTTAGTTATGAGCATAAAGAATAAACAACAGATCTATCACCTTACAGCGTTGTCAAATCTAGAAAATATTCTTATTCATGGTTTGTTGCCAAGAAATAAAATTAGAAACTTTACTGATGTGGCTGACGCGGAAATCATTGATAAGCGTGAGGGACTTGGCCTAAACTCTAAAGTCCCATTCCATTTTTTTGCAAGGAATCCGTTTGATGGCAAAGTCCTTACAGCATATCCTGGGACAGAATTTATTCTTATTGCAGTAGATCGAGCGGTAGCCAAGGCTCAGAATTGGTGGATCGTAGATAAACACCCTCTTGCCACTGATGTACGAGTATATTCAGATTATCAGCAAGGCTTTGAAGCAATAAATTGGGATTTGATGGATTTACGAGACTATAGTAACCGTGAATGTAAGCAAGTCTGCATGGCTGAGTGTGTTGCACCTGATACTGTTCCAATTCGTGATTTTGCACGTTTTTATGTTAGGAGTGAGGCTGCTCAAACTTACGCTCAAAACTTACTGGTACAAAAGGGCATTCAAAAATATGTTAACATTAACGTGCATATGTTCTAATCGATGAAAAAACATTTTGCAAACATCAATCCTAACAAAGGCCTTTTATGGCGATTTGTTCATATAGATCATCTGGAAAGTATCTTGAGGAATGGTATCCATGCTCAAGATAAAGATGTTTGCTATATATCCTCATTTTGTAATGACCGAATACACCACATAAGGACTGACTCATATTGTAATGGAGTGAGGTTGGACGACTATTTAAGCTTTTATTTCAACCCACTCCATCCACAAAGTGATCTTATATTTTCGCGAATACCTAAAAGCAGTATTTGTATATTGGCGTATAACCTATTTGACTTTGATTTATTGGGGGTTAAATATTTAATCACAGAAAGGAGTCCTACTTTTTTTCTTTCAAATTATTATTTTGATAGTTCATCGTTATCACAGCTAGAATGGGATAGACTGTCACGGAAATATGATCATGTTAATGAGCTGGATTCGTTTGATGTGGAGTATTTGCAATCGGAAGTTTTAGTTCAGGAGCGAATACCATCGACGCTAATTAATGGTATTATAACCTTTGATCAGCAGGCGAATGATATAGCAACAAATATAATAAATAATGTTGGGGTATCATTGGATGCACATGCGAAACCACAATTGTTTTTAAAGGGTTCTCTATGATAAAGTTTATACATGGCAACCTTTTTGATTCCCAAGCAAAAGTTATTGTAAATGCTGTTAATACTGTTGGGGTCATGGGGAAAGGAATTGCTCTGGATTTTAAAGAAAAATTCCCATCAAACATGGCTGCTTATAAACAAGCATGTACTGATGGTATTGTACAAATTGGGAAAGTATTTCCTGTTAGAGTTACAGAAAGTAAAAGTGTTGAATGGGTCGTTAACTTTCCTACTAAAAAACATTGGAAAGGGAAGTCAGATATAGAGTGGATAAAAGCTGGTTTAGTTGACTTAAAAAAATTTATTGAATCTCACAATGTAGCGTCAATTGCCATTCCTCCTCTTGGTGCTGGGCATGGAGGCTTGCCATGGAATGAAGTTAAGGCTTGCATTGTGAGTGAACTTTCTAGCTTAATTGATGTAGATATTGAGCTCTATGAACCATTAGTAAAGAAAAACAATGATCCAGTTCTTTATGTGTCCACAGTATGCTCTGTTTTAGCAGAAAAGATGCACTTGGCAAATGGTATCCCTTTGAGTTTCAGGGAGCTAGATTTGTGCTTTTATATTTGGAGAAAATTCACCAACTGTAAAGTTGATATCGATGGTGAGTATTTTGAATATAGTGGCGGGCTGAATATTCCATCTTATTTGGTTGATGTGGCTATGCGTGGCAAAATTATTATAAATGATGATGACTACATTAGGCCCATGTTGACGTCATCTCTGATTTTTAAGTTGGATAGAAAGATTGAACTATTGAGTAAAAGTGACCTTTCTGCTATTGAAAAATTATTTTTGTTTTTGTTCCCATTTCAGTCAATATCAGGGCTGTCATTCATAGCGTCTATGCTAGCCGCCTTGGAAGCAAAAAAAATAAGTAAAAAGACTATTGCTGTTGATAAAATCCCATCAATCGTGAACAAAATATATCCGCTCGTATATATGTTGCCTAGTGATGATGAACAACTCCATAAAGCAAAGGTTCGTGATGCTCTCACTAGACTTGGGTTACTGTTTCGATGAATTGAACGGTTTGATGTTATTCAGTGAAAGACATTCCTAAAGACAGTTGCTGGCGTTCAAGCGTTAATCTTGACTAGAAGGTCAGGGTGCGGGTAGTTGATATCATCGCTCTTTCTTGTTCTTCCCCCCATTTTATTCTCAGTCTCCACATGTATGCAGTGACCCCATTTAAACACTGCTAACCATCATCAAATGCTGTATAAAACCACAGTGTTTTGATGGAGGGTGATGACAGTGAGAGTGCAGTGGTTGGGGACTGTGTCGATGTGTAGGCCGCGGGGATGGGTGAGCACCTTCATATATAAGGAGGGGCAATGAGCATCAAGTCCACGCCCGAGGGGTACCTGGTCGATATCCGCCCGCAGGGGAGGGAGGGCAAGCGGATCCGCAAGCGCTTCAAGACCAAGTCCGAGGCCCAACAGTTCGAGCGCTGGGTGATCGCCACCGAGCACAACAAAGAGTGGGTGGATCGTCCGGCGGACAATAGGCCGCTCTCCGAGCTTATCGAGCTCTGGTGGCGTTACCATGGCCAGACCCTGAAAGCGGGGGAGGCGGTACGCAAGAAACTCCACAATATCGACGCCGCACTACGCCACCCATTGGCAAGGCAGGTGTCCAGGGCGTTATTCTCCGAGTACCGGGCGCAGCGACTGCACGCCGGCCGCCAGCCCAAGACGGTGAACCGTGAGCAGGAGATGCTGGGAGGGGTGTTCTCGGTGCTCCTTGATCTCGGCCACTACCACCATGAGCACCCGCTCAAAGAGATGAAGAAGGTCAAGCTGGTCGAGCGGTCAATGGGCTACCTGACCCAGGATGAGATCGGCGAGGTGCTGGCCGCGCTATCGGGGGATAACCTGAAGGTGGTCAAACTCTGTCTGGCCACGGGGGCGCGCTGGAGTGAAGCTGCCAATCTTCGCCGCGAGGATGTGCTGGCCAGCCGGGTGACCTACATCAACACCAAGAATGGCAAGAACCGCACCGTGCCGATCTCGGCCGAGTTGTGCCAGGAGATAACGAACGGAGTGAACCGGGGCCCGCTGTTCCGTGACCTCGACTATCTGCTGGTGCGTGACGTGATAAAGTCAGTGGCGCCGGATCTGCCAGCAGGGCAGGCGGTGCATGTGTTCCGGCACACTTTTGCATCACACTTCATGATGTCCGGGGGCAACATCCTCGCGCTGCAAAAAATTTTGGGCCATCACAACATCCAGCAGACGATGACCTATGCCCACTTCGCACCGGACTACCTGAGCGATGCTGTTCGCTTCAACCCGCTGGAAAATCAGCTACCTGCCGGATGA